TCAATTTGATTTTCATGTGGCTTATGTTTTACAAACCTTTCTTCACAATGGTTGCAATAGCCCACTCCCAAATTTGTGTTGTAATCCAAGCACTTTGCATTTTGCTTTTTTCTTGATGGGCTGCAAACTGGGCAAGGTGTTGAATTTTTGCCGTTGGTATTTGTGCAGTCAAGGTCATAAACCATTTGCGCATTAATAGCATAAATCTGTTCCGTCATCATTAAAATACCTTAACCTTTCTTTTTGTTATGGAGTTTGTGCCTTTGGCAATAAACTGAATGGTGTTTGTTAGCTTTGATTTCCAATTAGTTATTTTTCTATTGTTGCCGTCTTTCCATCCATTTTCAACCCAGCTTTCAAATTTAAGCCTTAAAGCATATTCGTCAACGTTTGGTTCTTTGCTAATGGCATGATCTAAAAATTCAGAAAAGTCTGGAATACTATTTCCTTTATTTTCTATTAACTTTCTATTCTCTTTCTCTTTCTCTTTCTCTTTATATTCTAAAGGTGGGTTTAAAGCTGGGTTTTTGGGTTTTTTTGGTCTGCCCCCCTTTGCACCGTTTTCTCTTGCTACCACTGCCTTTGTTCGTCTTTTGTTAACTGAACTATGCGAATAACCCAAGTCGCTTTTGGTTAGGTGCTGGGTTATTTTTTCCCATTCGCTGGGTTTTATTTGGGTTAATAATCTTCTCTCAAATTGCTCTTTAGTTAAGGTAAAATAACCATCGTTTTGATACATAATAAATAGCATCTCTAAATAATAATATCTCTCAACAATATTAAGATCAAAATATGTATCTGATGTCCACCAATCTTTTGGGTAAAATGTAAATCCTAACTTGCTCATATTTTATTTGATTTTGAAAATAATTTGCTTGTTACTTCATTAGCTGCACTTAATACATCATTAATTAATTGCTGCCTTTCTATTTTGTCAACTTTCCATTCAATCACTACTTGGTTCGGCAAGCTACTTTCTTTTGGAACGTGAGGCAATTCATAATAATTTGAGAACAATACCCAATGATGTTTGCCTTCTCCATCATCGGCATAAGCCCTGATTCCAGTTTTGGTTTCTTCAATGTCTGCTTCGCTTGGTACATAAAAAACAAGTTTGCATTTATCGCTGCCAGTCAAAACGGCATTGCTCATAAGCTGCCAATAATACTTTTCTCCTTCTTTGTAAGTAGCCCTTAATTTATGTATATCGCCCTTGCATTCATAGGCAATAGCAAATCTTTCTAAATCACTTGGGCATTTAAGATCACCCACCATTTTTTCTTGTTTGTATATCATATCTGGCGTTCCCTTCCACAATGGGCAATCCGGATGCGTTAAGGTATCTGTTGGAGTAGGTGTTCCAAGTTCAATCTGAGCCATGTACCATTTTTCAAGTAACTTTCCCCAGATAGTTGGCCGACTATCTCCATAACTTGACATCGGGCAATTATATTGCAATTCCATGAATACTTTGTTAATATAAGAATCTCTGCTTACTAAATATTCTCCAGTTTTTTTGTGCCTTGCCACCAGCTTGTAAATTTCGCTGCTTGTAAATGCTCCAGCACGTTTAGTCAAAAAGTCTTTATCCATCTTGCTCGCCTTTCTTTAATCTAATATTGCGAACCAATTTAAAAAGAAGATCAAGATTTTTGCTTTCAATAGCTTTTTCAATAATTTCTTGGCTTACATTGCTCAACAACTCTATGTCCTTTTTTACTGCCTTTATTAAAACATTAGCATCATATTCGTGCTGCTCTGCACTTAATACTTCAACTTCCGTAAATTCATCTGGAGCATAAACATCTTGTGCTATGCCTAATTGGGCTGCACATTTTTTTAGCGCATCTGTCGCTGCTGCTTTAAGGTCATTACCTAAGCTAAGGGCTTCGCCATTATTACGCTTTTTCATTATCTTTTTGTTGCCGTATTGCGTTTTAACAATCTTTTGACCTCCAGTATTTACAGTCAAACGCCCTTTAACAATGGCCTCTCCATCCTGGATTATTTCGCTTACTATTTCAAAATCCCAAGCCCAACCAAACATCAAGTTTAAAACCTTTTGAACGTATGTACCTGAAACGTATTGCCAAGTGCCTCCACCTAAAGCTGGCCGAGTTTTAATGTGGTTTGATGGCGTTCTTTTAAGGAGGAATTTTGCTTGCTCTGCGTTGATTAAATTATTTTCAACCTTTGCCAAATCTTTGGCGTTTATCCTTGCTGGCTTATTATCGGTCAATGCGTTCTCCTTTCTCATTCACGTAGTACAAAACTGGTTCATCATCTCCACTTAAATTAAACCATCTTTCCGGATCAATCTCATGCTCGTCAAGTAAGAATTGCTTAATTTTTTCAGCAGATATTTTTACTCTTTCTGGATGCCTTTTGTTTTCGTAATCAATTCCAAATTCTTGTTCCTCAATTACGATGCTCAATTCAATAATGTCAATTTGTGGCTCTTCGTATTTTACATAGTAATCAAATTGTACTGCCAATTCAATTCCAAAGTCTATTTCTATTTTACAAAAGTATGTCATATCTTAAATGTTGTTTTTAATCAAAGCCTCTTGAATAGCATCTGTGATGGCATCATTTATGTCATCATAGCCAATTAACTCATCTATTTGTTCTCTTGAATTGATAGTTCCAAATGCAAACTTGACATTTGTTGTAAAACTAAAAATTGTAAAATGCCCTCCATAAGATAGGCGAGCAATTGTTTCTGCGACTTCCATCATTTTTTCGCTTGGTAGTCTGTTTATTTTGTCTAACTTCATATACCCCAAACGCCCCCCATAAACTTAATTATGGTAGGGCTGCTTGCTGGATATGAGAAATAATTATTTTATATCTAAATCAAACTTGGCTTTTTCTGCAATAATTTCCCAAGCACAACGTGCAATATCGTTTGAACTGTGTTTGATTTTTACGGCCAAAAGATAATCCAAGCTATCCTCTAAACTTTTTTCATGGTTTTCTGCAAATCTTTTTACATCGGCCACAAATTCATTAACTAAATACAAATGTCTGTTGACTGCCGTTCTTGCGTTTATTGTTTCTGTTCTATTCATATTTTTTTTAATTGTTAATTAAGTAGTTCAACTTGTTCTCTACTGGTGCCAATGTCTTGGTCGCCTTCACGCACTCTCCGTTTAAAATCACAAAATACAAATTGCGATTAAAACTAACCTCTATTAAATCTCCCATGTCATTAGTGAAATCTAAGTCACCATGCATTAACTCTTCTTTTTTTAATTTTACTATTCTATTCATACCCCAAACGCCCCCCATGAACTGAATCATGGTAGGGCTTTTCTGTGGGTTATTGTTTTTTTAAATTGCTTTTAAAATGTACGCCACTTGCAAGGCAATGTTTATTTTAAAGTACGGACTTTTAAAGGTTGCAGAATCTGTACCATATTTTTTCTGTCCTTCGATTCTTAATGATTCAATCATCATTTCTCTTAAATTGATTTTGGCGTGTAAATTTCTCATGTTTTTTGTGTTTGTTTCTTTAATCATACACAAATATAATATAAATCATGAGATATACCATAAAAGTTAACAAAAAAACTCATTTATTTTATGATGTGATTGAAATGTCATGTATTCGCTTGCTTTCTGCACTGGTTATATTGCCGTTTTTTATTTCGTTTTTAATGATCCTTTTCAACTTATCCTGAAATAGCTTTGTTCCTCGAATCATATTGCCATCGGTGTAACTGGCTTGGAATGGTTGGCCTATTACATTATTATCTCTATCTCTAAATCGCATTGTGCCTATGTAAACTTTTGTTCTATTCATTACAAAAAACTTAACTGCCCATCTGAATTAACTTGGATTGCTGGATGGCTTTCCTCATTCGTCAACTTCCTAAAATTAAAAACGTCACTAAACATTGGATTTTTTTTGACAAACAACCTTGCGTAATAGCTGACATAATTGTTGTTTATTTTAAAGTGATCATCGTTGCTGGTCAAAAATGTGTTCCAACGTATATGCTCAATTATTAACTTTGCACTTATTTTGGTTTTGCCCATCTTTATAGCCTTAATTGCTTCCATTGAGAAAGCTGCATAAATCTGTGGGTTTTCCTCGTGAAAAGTAGTAAACCTTTCTATTAAACTTTTTTCTTCATTATAATTCATTGTATTCTCCTTTTTCTTCTTCTATAATTTTATAAATAGGGTGTTTGTCCATAGCAACCAAATCAATGTCAACGTTTAATTCCTCAAGGTATATTTCGCATTCGTTAAAATCTCCAACGAACACAAAATATTCCTTGCCGTTAAGCACTTTGACTATGTTAAAATAAGAACAACTCATGCCACAAGCCTCCAACCCTTAACCAATTCTCCACGCTTGAGCTTCTTAACAAAATAATAAGGAATGTCCAAATATCTGGTGCATTCTATTTCTGTTGAAAACCTTAGTTTCTGCCCTTCTTTGGCAATGGCAATCGGATTGCGTTTTCGCTTAGGATGACTCTTTTTGTAGATCATTTGCTTGTTTAAATCAATAGTTAAAAAGGTAAGATCCAAAGACATTAAACTGCTGACATCTTTATTGGCATAAGCCATCGCATTTATATTTTCTCCATAGCCCCTATGTACTTGCAACGCAATATCTATTTTTTCAAGTAGTATTAATTCTTCCACGTATTGGTTTGGGAACTCATCCCATTTTCTTACCTCGCCATTAACGTGAATGACTGTTGAATGATCTCTGTTAAATGCTTGGCCAGTTGCTTTCAAAGTTGTTTTGCAATGCTTTTGATACGAATGGATTGCAGCTTGTCTGGCCCAAACTATCTCACGATTTCTTTTTTTACCTAAGATTTCAAAAGATGGAATCATTGTATTTTGATAAATGACTTTTAAAATTACATCTTTTATTTCGCTAAACTCGTTCATCTTGACTCTTTAAATAATTGTAAAACTTAATGTACCTTAACCAAACTTCATAAGATGGTTTCTTTTTTGGATAGCAAACGCTTGAATAAATTGGTTCGCCTTGTTTAATATTTCTTATCATTATGCAACAAATGTAAACAAAAAAGTTAAAATAAAAAGTATTTTTTTTACCACGTTATTTATATAGCTTTGCAAAATGCGTTTAAAAACACAACAAATAATTAGTATTTTAATTTTGATTTGCGCTTGTATGCTTTTCACATCAACGTTTTTTTGCAAAAAAGCCAAGCCAATTGAATACAAAAATGTTTACATTGAAAAGGAAAGCCAATGGAAAAAAATATATCAAGATGCCGAAATAAAACACTTAAAGCAAATGGATAGTTTAAATAGATTAACCATCAAACAAGTTGAAACTAAATACCAAACAATTGAAAAGTTTATTTTCGTTCACGATACAATTAGCTTAACTCCATTAGATACTTGCAAACAATCTTTGGTTTATTACTCTACCCAATTAAAGGGCAAAGAAAAACTCCTTGAAATCTGCAATGATATAAGCAAAGAAAAAAGCCTTGAACTGGATACCCTAAACCAAAACGCATTTGCTCTGGCCCAATCTAATGATCAACTCACAAAAAAACATCACAAGCAAATAAAACGAAAAAAGAGATGGCGCAAAATTGCCTTTGCTCTTGGCATTGCCTTAACCTATAACTTAAAAAAATGAAAAGTATATTTTTCGCCCTAATTGCCTTGACCTTTTTTGCAGCCAAAGAACCAGCAGCAAATCTGGCAATTGTAAAACCAAAGCCAAAAGTAAAAATAATATCTTGGAATGACTTTGTGAATGCCGTTATTTATGTTGAAAGCAAAGGCAATGACTTAGCCTATTGCGCAAAAGAAAAGGCTATTGGTTGCCTCCAGATAAGGCCAATAATGATTGCCGAGATAAATCGCATTCAAAAGAAAGTAACCTACAAACATTCTGATGCTTGGAATAGGGCAAAGTCAATAAAAATCTTTAATACAATAGCTAAAAAAGAAAGCTATGAAAAGATAGCAAGGAAATGGAATGGTGGCTTTTATGGAGATAATAAAACCAGCACTTTAAAATACTGGGAAAAAGTAAAAAAACGCCTTAGAATATATGAGTAAATCTTGCCACTTGGCCGTTCTCTTTGCTATGTAAAAAGCCTTCAATGGCCTTTGGGTTGTGTTGATACCCTTTTTTGTGATGCCAAGAATCTGTTCCACTTGGGCTGCGCAAACTTTCAATCGTAATTCCTTGAAAATCCTTGCTCGTTTTATGATGCACATGGTGGGTATAAACATACCGATGCTTTGTTTCTGACCACCATTGGGGAAATTCAACGGCCATAAGCAAAGGTAAATCACTCATCTTTGCGCCATCTCCATGTGTTGTTCCGATTAAATTAAGGCCATATTTGTACCCTTTTCTGTGGGCAATTGAGCAATCAAAAGTTATATTTTTGTTAAGCCTAAACCAGCTTTGTATGACATCGGCCAAGAAAAAACCACTTTGATAGTCATGGTTTGATGGGTTAAATGTAAAATGCACATCAGCTAATGGCAACAACATCTCCAAACAATCAATGTAAACTTGTTTTGCTTTAAGAAAGTTTGAGTACCACATTCCGTCAGTATCTTGGGGAGTTCCAGCACTTGTTTGTCTTTTTGGCGAATCTATGTGTAAGATGTCATTTCCCCCAATAAAAAGTATCTTGTCTATGTTATACCCTTGTGACTTGTTGATAATGCCTTGTACCCCCTCTAAAACTCTTTTTACGGCAATGTTTTCATTGTAATCCTCGCCAGTTTCAAAGGCCATGCAAAGTTTGCCAATGTGAACGTCAGCTGGATCAATAACCAACAAATGCCCATCCTTGATTTTATTCCTTTTTATCTTTGGGTATTTTGGCGCATACGCTTTTAAATCATCAATTAGTTTTTCACGTATAGTATCATAATTTACTGCGCCTTTGTAATCTGGGTTAGTAAAGAATAAGGATGTATCTTTTGTTTTAACCCAACCATGTTTTACGTTATTGTTTGGTATGCCAGCAGTTTCGCAATAGTCGTTAATCTTGCTTTTTAGCTGCAAGTATCTCTCTTTTATTGTAAGGCCACTCTTGCCAACTAATTGCCCCAGTCTATCATAATAGTCGCTTTTGCTTTCTTCCTCGTGTATTGGGTTATTTGTGAATAGTTCAAAATATTGTTGCTTAATATTATTTGACATTGTTTTTGTGCTTTAAGGTAACTGGTTTAAACTGGTTACAATTTTGGTTTTTATTTTCGCTTGTAGCTTCTTTGCTCAATGTCATTTGTTCGATTGAGCCAACCTTTTAAAAACCTTTTAAGCCTTGCATTATTTTCAGCAAGCCTATAGTATCTGCGCTTTCTTACTTCAGTTAGTTTTTCCAAGCTAACTAAGTACATTTTTTCTTTGGTCTTTCTTCCAATTATGCCATCAGGAACAACGCCAATCAGTTTTTGCATTATCTTAATTGTGCGCCTTGTTCCAAGATTGTAGCACATATCAAAGTACATAATTTGCGCCAATGGTTGCACCAAGTTGACATGCGCTGGCAAGTAATATTTACAAAAAGCAATGGCAGCAGCTTCATCGTAAACAGTATCTTTGAAATCTGCTAAATTATTAAAGTATTCCTTATTGTAATTAAACGCAATGCCGTAAATTGTCCAGCCACCTGAATCGCCTTTTAGTTTATGCAGCTTTGCGCCACCTTCCCAGATTAATGTGTGCTTAAAAATGTCACGTTTAAATCGTTCAAAGTTTTCTTTGTTGTACTTTGAATTTGCTTTGCGTATTGCCTTAGTTAACTTATTCATTTTTTGTTGTTTGGTTTTTAAAGAAGAATAAAACAATAATCATTACTATCTCCAGTAAGTCTTTTATATTGCCACCAATTAGCCTTTCAAATACTTCCTCGCTGACCTTGCCTTTTGCGAAGAAATAATTCAGTTGCACCATTTGGTAAATGTTTATGATTAAATAAGTAATGATAAAAACGCTACCAATCCAAGCCATAAATGATAGCTTGCTGCTGCCATCAATGCCTAAGAATTTAAGTAGTTTTCCCATTATTTATTGTTTGCCGTAAATATCCATTTTAGATATTTCCAATAGCTTCCTTTATGGTCTTTTTTTACTGTTTTGTGCGTTAAAGCCACCCAATATAGTACGGCTAAAATTGATGCAGTCGTTCCAAGATAGCCACTAAAATCTAAAGATGTCAAAATTGTTGGAATCACTAAAATGGGCAATGTTTCAATTGAATTAAGCATTTTTAGTTCCTTTCAAATGTGTTAAATAATGCCCCATCCCTTCGGTAAATGGGTTGACATTGCGCTTAATTAGGTGCTTGTATTTGTAGTAAAAATACCAAGCTAAATTTACGCCAATTAACCTTCTTTTTGCCTCTGACTTTTTAAACCCAGTTGCAAGCATTATGTGATAAAATATTTTGTTTGACTTCCATCCCCCACGCCCACTTATCCAGTGATAATCATGAAGAAAGCAAGAAATACAAGGGTGATCTTTATCTTGAACCAAAGTGCATCCATCATATTCTAATAAAGGATTCCAGCTTGTATCATTTAATGCTTCATCAACCATTTGATTAATAGTCAGGTTTAATTTATAGTGAAAGCATTGCTTTTTTAGCTGAGTTTCAAGTTCAATTATTGTCCAAAGTCTGTATGGTTGTTTCATATATCTAAAGTAAGTAATTCTGTTTTTATTTCAAGCCATAATGATTCTGGCATTTCGCTTATTGGGCATCCACCATTTTGTATCTCATTTCGCCAATCACTTGTTGCAAATTGCACGAAATCTTCAATCTCTTTTTTCCACGCATGGAACAAATCATATACATAAGGTTGAGCTTCCTCATCAGCCGTTTCAATCTGAATATCAACAATGTTTTGCCGTTGGTTTATTTCAAATCTTCTTAACTCCACCTTGTTTAATTTAATTAGATTTTGAATAATTACATCTGGGCTTCCTAAAAACTTGTATTTCTCTGTAATGATTGCGCCATAGTCAACCAGTTGCAATTCTTGTGTTTTGGTGCAAACCAAAATATCAGGAATCACTCCAGTAGGTTCAATATTTAAGTAAAATTCTCCTAATTTGTAATGGCCATTTTTGTAGTCTAAAATTATATTTTCATAGGCATTGTTTGTTTCCTTTAAAATATTCAAAGGGTTCTGGCCTTGCTTGCTTATATCGGTGTATTCAATTAAATATATCATGGAGTCAAATATTTGAGAACAATGTTTTCATATTTTCTATGTCGCAAAATAGCGCATTGAAAATCTACCTCTCCAGAAATTGTAACTGTTTGCGTTTTCATTTCAGTTGATACGCCTCCACTTATTTTTGTCCAAACCAAATCCCAAGAATCTCCACTTGTGTTTGTTCCAGTAAGTTTAAAAGTATCGCCATTGGCCCAAGACAAAGAACCAGTACTTGTTCCCCCATTGACCAAAGGAATTGCAGTTACACTTGCGAAATAAAAGCCATGATCAACTGTGGGATAGCCGGGAATGCTTGTTACTGGTGCGCCTAATCCTGCTGTCCCATAATGGTTTGTTCCAGTTGTTCCTTCTCGCAATGGATCAAACAAAAGTTCAAATGTTGTTGCTGCATCTGGCAATTCCTCAAACCAACCACCTTGCGCCCAGTTTGTACCATTATTCGGAAAAGAAATAAACCCCTCGCCAGTTGTCATTGATCCAGTTGTATTCCAAACTGTCGTTCCATCCCCCGGAACTAACTCAGCAGTCCAAACAATTTCATAAGTCCATAAGGCCGTAAACGTAACGCCATCAATTGTTACATCACAAGTATTAACGGCCTCAGCAGATGCAATGGCCGTAATGTTTAAAACCATTTCTTCTGAACTATTTATTGTAGTTGTGTTTAGAGTTCCTTTGCTTATTGAAACAACGCTATCTTCTTTGAAATATGATCCAGTCAAAGTAATGTTTACAGTTGCCCCAAATGGAACGGATGATGTATCAGATGTTACGTTAAAAGGTACACCAGCCTCTGTAATTTCTTTAAGGTTATACAAATAGCTTTCACTTGCTGAATCGTAATCGATAAACAAGCCCAAACTTTCATCAGATGTCGGATTTGCCGTTCTGTTTATATCATTAAAAACGGCTTGCATCATCTGCTCGCCATTATTGCCATTGGTGCTTGCTACTTGAATCAATCGGTCATCTAAAGACTTGAAAATATCTCCAAAACCAGAATTTCCACCTCTGAATCTATCATTGTATTTGCTACCACTTGTTCCAGTATTAACCGATCCAAATGCAACTTTTATCCATTGGCCACTCCATACTTCATTTTGAGCATTATAAGTTCCCCCATTAAATGCCCATCTTGAAGAATCTATATTGATTGAATTGATTGCATATATTGCTCCATTAGTGTGCAAATCTCCTTCAATTGTTTTTATGTTATCTTCATATATATTAGCTGCCATTATCAATGGCAATATTTCGGCTTTTGCAGTTCCAGATACACCAACTAAATTAAATTCAGGCAAAGCCCATTTTGATGTTGTATTGTTCCAATATTGAACCCCATAAACATCTGTACTTAATCCTGAATGGTAAAGATTGCCTAATGTTACATTATTACTCAAATTTGCGTTTGCCGTCAATATATCGTTTGCAAACTTTTCGGTTAAGCCATAATCTGCTGTATCGTCATTATTCCACGTATTATAAGCAAATTCAATACCCATTCTTGATTTGGCAAAAGTATCATCAGCATAAGCAAATTTAAATCCCAATAATCTTTTTGGGTTAATATAAGTAGGAACAATGATTGCTTCATACCAATTGGTTCGTGCAACTATTTCCAAGTTATACTCTACGATTGTTTCATTTGGCAATTTGATTTCGTAAACCACATCAATCATTTCATTTGGATTGTTGGTTGTATCCTTGTGGGCAATTCTTGTGTAATAATTTGGTATTCCGGGATCATCCCACAAAACTATTTCGCCATCTTTTAGGTAGTAATAATCTCCAACGTCATTTTTTACCCAAAAATCAGCCCAAATCATTATATCATTGGCCCAGTAGTCTTTTTGATTGTTTTGTACTCTGGTTAATATATCTTTAAGTTTTACAACTATTCGAGCATATTTATATGTAATATCTCCTACATCCGTATTCGACAAAGTACCCAAAACAGATGATGCCGTTGTTTTATCAATGTAATCAATTTGGCTTTTTGTTATTTCTGTGCTTATTTCTCTAATTGCTGGCTGAAATGTATATTCAGGAATAGCCTCAAAACAACTTCTTGCATTATCTTGAACATTTATGCCGTTGCTTATTGTATAAACGCTTAATGCGCCCAATGTTTTAGTATATGCGTTAAATTCGGTACTTGCTGAATATTGATTGTCAATATGCCTTATTACATAATAGCCATTTGTTAAAACTATTTGAGCATTAAAAACTTGTAATATTTGCCTAAGTGCATCTGTACATTTAATGTATTCATCCTCTTCACCAAAATCAGCAGTTAAAGTAAAATTTTGTATAAAACTTTCTTTCTTAAAAGATACATTGTATAAAGTTCCATCAAGTTGGTTTGTAGCTTTGTTTTCGATAGAATCTAATAAATAACGTGAAGATGCTCCATACAATGCAGTGATGTAAGTATTATTGTGCTGAATTATTTGCTTAATAATTTCAAGCCCTCTTTCTCTATTTAATGGCAAGGAAAACGTACCAAAATCAAAATCAACGGAACTTAGTAATTTTAGTCGGTCATTCGCTTTAATGTTTACTGATGGAGTACCTTGATAACTTGCCCTTGGCAAAGTCATTTGGTCTGTTACTATAGTACCATGCCAGAATAAATCTTGCCCCTTGTAAATTACAAGTAAATAATCATTTTCCTTGCTTTCTGCAATTGCTGACAATCCATCCAATACGGCTTGTGATTCCACAAGTATATCAAAAGAACAACTTGAACCCATTATGTTGTTTTCATAGGTTGTAGAGCCTTGACCTTCATAATTAAGTTCAAAACCTCCAGTTGCTAAATTTATTTCTATTGCAGTTGCTGGTGGAATTGGAGTTAAAGTTTTGTGATGTATCTCAACTGTGTAACTGTTTCCAGTTATGCTTTCAACTTCTCCAAAATATTGCTTTCCCATTATGCCCTGCTATTATCCTTTAATCCTCTGCCTAAAACACCAACTAAATCTCTGCCCTCAATTCTGAATTTTACATTGCCACCATTGTTATTATTTCCAACTGCATCTGCTATCATTCCACGAAGATACGAACTTCTAATGGCAACCTCTGGATCATTGTTTGCAGTGTTATATTCAGCAAGCATTCCGAAAGTAGTTCCTTTCATTACTCCACCTTCAGCCAATGCCGTAGGTTTTGCAATATCTTTACTCATTGCAGCCTTCATTGTAGAGCCAGCTAAGGTCAAACCAAAACCAGCAGCAATTGCAGCACCAGCACCTCCAAATTGAACCATAGCAGTATCAAAGCCAAGTTTGGCAATACCAGCAGTTATCATCAATTGACCCATATTAGTCAAAAAGTCTGCCATTCCAACCATTACAGTATCTCCCATTGCTTTGCCCATATCTTCATTGTTGGCAATTGCTTGACCTAAATTTGTAGCCAATGCCGTAGTCATTTGACTGGATGTATCTTCCAATAATTTACCTACTTCAACGTTTACCTGAACTGCATTTGCTGCTGCCATTTCAGCTGCTTCTTTTTCTGCCTTTTCTTTTTCTTTTGCTAATCTTTTTTGTTCGGCTGCTTGAATTTTTGCTTCTTTTGCTTTTTCAGATGTTAGCTTTTTTCCATAAGATATTTGAGCATCTAATAAGTTAGATTCAATGCTTTTAACATCTTTGCCATAGCTTTCATATACTGAAATAATCTCAGCCAGCATACTGCTTTTATCTCTAAAGTTTTGTTCATCAAATTGCTTTTGAGTTAATTGCCCCTCTAATAATCTTGATTTAGTTGTATTGTTTACTTCTGAATAGTAATTATCAATTTCTTTTAAAGCCTTATCGAAATCAATATCAGCAATTTCTTGCTCAGTTAATATTTTATCTTTTGATTCTTTTGTTACTTTTGGTGCATCTGGTATTTTTGTTTCTTCAAATTCAAAAAAATCATCTGGACTACTTTCGGCTAAATCTGTAATTGCCTTTTCAATACCCTCAATTTCTGTTGCTACACCAGCAAGCCTTTGACTTGTATAATCAATATCTGCCGTACCTAAACTAAAAACTGCCGTTGCCGATGTTTTAACTATATCTAACCAAGATACACCTTGATCGTTTAATTCTTTTTGCTTTTCGGTTAGTGCCTCAGTCAATGCAGTCATTTTTGCCTTATTAATTATGGCTTTTGTTGCTGCTTCCGTTGCTGCTGCTCCTTTTTTTGTTAAAAACGCTTCATATGAAAGATTTTTGAAATGTCTTGGTGATGCTTTTTGCAATTTTTGATAAGCACCTTTGCGATTCTCTAAACTTAGGTTCAAATTATTGGCTTGTTTCGCTAACAACTTGACTTTTACAATGTCACTGGTTGCTGCCTCAGCCCCTTTTTTCATTGCATCATTTACCAAATCTTGCGCAATTGCCACATGGTCTAAAGATTTTTGCAATTGATATGCAGCCGTAGCAATACCAGCAATTGCAGTTGCAGCAAAAAAGATAGGATTTGCCTTTATAACTATTCCTAAAGCCTTAAAACTATCTCCTAAAGTTTCAATACTATCCAAACTTTGAGCAAATGACATTGCAGCTTGAACCTTTAGCATCATTTTTTGAGTTTCTTCGCTTTCATCTCCAAATAAAGCCATAGCAGATGTACCCATTTGAACGGCTTGGCCAGCACCTTTAACGGCCTTTGCCATAGACTTCCAAGGTAATGCAGTTGAATGCATATCCACCAATTCCATGATGTCCTTTTCTTTGTCCTTTAATGCTCCAGCTTGCTTTAAAACCTCTCCAAAAGCCTTAGAACCTTCCATGCCAAACTGCGACATAGTACCCAAAAGGTTTTCCATTTGTCGATTGGCTTGCTTCAAGGTTTTGGCCTTGCCAATGCGATCCATTTGGGCTTGGATTATTGCCGTTTGCTTTTTGGCCTCTCCTTCTAATTTTTTGCCAGCACCATGACTGCTTTTTACTGCTTCATCAAATCCTTTTTGGATTTGGCTTATATCTATTCCAAGACTTAAATTAATGTCGCTTTTCCTACTCATTATATGTAATATTAAAGTCTAAAATAAAATGCACCAACCCAAAACCATCTGCAAAGTCTTCTTCTTGATCTATTTGGTTAAGTAGTTTCGTACCTTGAACCACTACACTTCCAAACGTTCCAACTTTATCGGATAATGCCGTTTTGATGGCATCTGATAAAATAAAAGCATTGTTGTAATCGTTTTCAAAAACGTTTACTTGCACCCTTGATTGGTAGCTGGTAAAACCAGACTTTGAATTGTAAGGTACATTGCTTATTGTTTGGTAAGTAATGCAAGGAAAGGCAGTCTTATCAGGCACTCGTAATGGATAAATTCGATTCGCAACTATATCAGTAACTGCACTTGCAGATGATAATAAATTGTATATTGCTTTTCCTTGCTTCACTTAATTCAATGTTAGTTTTTCAAATTTGTCTTTGTTTGCCTTAATCCATTCCAGCGTTCCTTGAGTTTTTTTATCCCAATACAACGGCCACAATTTCTTTGGGCTTATGTTCTTTTTTGTGTGTGGCGAAACTGAGAAATAAGCCAATGTTCTGGCAATTTCATAAATCTCCTTTGTCCTTTCTGTTTCAGCTTTGCGCTTGCCTTCAATTGCTAAAGTCAAATACTCTGGACTACTTTCCTCGTATTCTTTTTGTCGCAAACCTAATTCCCCAAAGGCCACAGTTTTAAGTAGTTTAAAGGTTGTGGGGACTACTTTGCCCCCTTCGCCTTTTTTTCTACTTTTTCATCTGAGTTGTCAGTAAAAAACCCAAGCCAAGATTTTGTAAATACTTCGCTAAATGGGCTTAAATCTGCAAACTTTGTAACTTTTTGACCAAGTTTTTCAATTGATTCAAAAGGGCAATCGATTTCGTTTTCAATGCTTGCACAAAGTAAACCATGATAAGCAATAATGCGACTGCTTTTAAGCAATGCAGTTATGTTGCCAGACATCATCTTTTGCCCCATTTCCTCAATATTGTCAACGCCCATATCTTCTGCTATCTTTTCAAATGATAACATATTATAGTGAACATCGTATTCTTGATCTAAAAATATAATCTTATCCATATTTTCTTAAATTATGCTGGTACTGCTGCCTGTGCTACTGCGCCAGTAATTGTAATATCTCCAGTAAAACTTGCTGCATCATTATCTGGTGCGCTTAAAGATAAACCACCTAATAACGCTGAACCAGTGTATTTTCTGTCTGCCGTTACATTTGTTGTAAAAACAACTGTTAAGTTAGTTCCAGCAACCATTGCATCGTATAATTCCTCAAAAGAATATTCCGTTGTACCTACTGATGCACTCTCCTCAAATCTTCCTTCAAATGATCCAGATGCACCAAAATGTCCGTACATAAATTCTTTACTTCCAGCACTACTTTTGCTTGTTACTTCGATCAAATCTTTAGTAAACGAAATATCGTTGCTTACTAAGTTTGCAATCGGCTTTAGTGTTCCACTATCATCTACAAAAAGACGTAGTAGAGTTCCATTAATTGTTCCTGATGACATAATATTTTATTTTTTTATTTTTTTAATTTTTGAACTTCTGTTTTTATTCTTGCACCTATTTGTTTTTCCACTTGTTTAATATTAGAGTCTATTGCTGGCCTCATGAATGGTGTAGCAATAATCTGCCCTCTATAACTTCCATCTTTTGTATATCTGGGCTTTGTTCCATATTCAAAGAAATGTGCAAGATTTCCCTCTGGATATTTAGGTGCTATTAATACGTGCAAAGGATAATTGCCTCTTTCAATATGTTGTATGCTATTTGATACACTTGAACTTACTGATAAAATATTTGCTTTTGCATTATTTACAATCACATTGGTTTCTTCAGTTAGAATTTTTTTCACTCGCCCATCTTTTAAAGCATTTAAAACTTTTTCTGATAGCTTATTAATACTATCCGTACCATTTAATTTGCTTTGATTCTTTTTGCTCATGATACCAATTCAGTTTGAACTTCAATTAAATGCCTTCTTGTGATTTCTCGTATTCCCTTAATCACATAATTCTGGCCCTCATAAACGATTCTCATTGATTCGTTTATTTGTGTGGAATAACGCATTGTCCATTTTACTGGGTAAGTGCTTTCTACTTTATCAGCAGCAACGCTTTCTGAACTAAGGCTTGTTTCCATCCTGGCCCACATTTGAGTCGTTAAAGTTGTCCAAGTTATTGCACCACTTGCTCCAAAACTATCTGTTGTAACAGTTGGATATTGAATACTTACGAGTCTATCTAATCGTCCAGCGTTCATAATTAAGTAAATGCCCTCAAACAATAGTTAAATGCAATCGCAGAAACACCTCTTGGAATGTAATGCAATTTGACTGGCAATTGATCGCCACGCTGCTCATATAAATCTGCAACAATCAGTTTTAAACAAACTTGCAAATCTTTAGGAAACAATGCAGCCGTATATCCAGCCTCAATTGTCACTTTGTATTTATAGCCGTATTCATTAATGTCGTATGTGCCATCGTAATCTATCTTTACTTGATAGCCATTAATATCATGGTTAAAATCTGTTATTTCGGTATAATCTCCACCTGGATGCTGTTCATGATGATAAAATAAATGAGGAATATTATTTGCTTGTGCTAAAAATTCCAAGTCATTGCAAAATCGGTTGTATTCAGTTGCTTGAACGTAATACCCTAAATGGTTTGACAAAATAGATGCAGCAGCAGTAATCATTGTGGTAATTTCTGTATCACTATCTGTGCCAGTTACACGCAAATGCTCTTTGGCTTCTGCTAAACTTAGCAAATCCGTTGCAGGTATCTGGGTATCTATCTCTTGCCTCATTTACTTTTTCTTTTTTGAAATTACTTTTTTAACTGGCTTTTTAGCAACTACCTTTTCAGTTGGTACTTCCTCAGCTACACCAGCAGCAATCAATTCCTTTGCAAGCACTAAATTTAATTCAGCCGTTTGCCCTATTGAATAAGCAAGGTTGTAAATACCAGTTGGACTTTTTAAAAATATAACTTTCATTCACCCAAAAACCCCGCACAAAAATCAATTTGGCGAGGCAATGGGATATGAATAAGACTAATTATGCGGTCAATGCGTCTTTCATAGCTGCGAATGACTTTGCTCTTTTTACTGCGATATCACAGAAAAGTTCAGTGTGCATTCTAACTCTTGATTTTCCAGCTTGTGTATATGGATCTGGCAAGATAAATACACCACCAAATTGTCCAACAACTAAGTCAGCAAAGTTACCGAATACAATTGCGTTAGCATCACTGCTTGTTCCTTTAGTAAGGTTGCTTGGTACGTTAGAAGAAGTCATGGCATTATATCCATTCATTGTTTCTCCATCCCAAATGTAACCAGAAACACCACTTGCTTTCAAAGTTTGCTTCAATGCTCCTTTGATTCCAGCAGTAGTTAAGTAACCTAAATTACCTTCAAGTGCATCGTCAATGTTTACTTCACTTTCAAGATCAACTATATTTCCCCAAGTTGGTACTGCTCCGTTTGTTCCACCTACTACATCTCCAATACCAGCAGTATTCAAAATACCAGTTGGTTGGCCACCAGTTCCACTTCCGTTGATAGCAGCAGCATCTAAAGTGCTATTTACTGCAACGATGAATTGGTTGTTTACGTAGTTTTGAATATCAAAAGATGCTTGGCGCAATAAGGTTCTACTCAAGTCAGCATATCCAGCCATTCTTTTTGGCGTTAATAATACCTCGGCAAATGTTTTGCTTGTTTCAGCAGAATCATCATTTTCTCCTTCCCAAGTCATAGAAAATAAGTTTGTGTCTTTTGGAAGAGATAAATCTCCAACAAGGTTAGGAAGAACAGTTGCTCCCATTCGGCTTACTATCGGTGCTGGTGCAAATGGCTCGATTAAATCGCCTTTGTCCGTTTGAATAGTGTAACCACCTTCGCTATCAGTTCCAGCACTTTGTGCACGATTGAACTTTGCGTTCATGTTTTGCATTACGATGGTAGGAATACCAAAACCACCAGACTCAGATGATAAACCACTTGCTCGTAGTTCTTTTTCTGCTTCTTGGTGCATTTCTTTTTCAAATCCTTCAAGTTTACCAGAAATGGCTTGGTTCATGAATCGGATCATTGAGAAATTTTTCTCAATTTCTTTAGACTCATTTTTTGATGTACTTACAGAACCAATTGATGCTGAACGTACTGCTTCTTCTTTGTTCTCTTCGTCCATTGTTTCCAATGCACCAATTTCCTTTTTGAATGCAGCAAGTGCAGTTTCAATAGCCTCAACTAAAGCAATCTCTTGCTCAGTCATTGCTCTGTTTTCAGTTTCCAGAGTTGTGTGCAATGCTTTCAACTCAGCTTTTTTGTCTGCGCATAGTTCACGCAATTCTTTTAAACGTTTCATTATTTATTTAGTATGTATTTTATTTTTAAAATGTCTTGATCACGTTGTGGTGCATCATCCTTTATTTGTTCAGCTTGCACAACTTCTTTTTCTTTTTCTTCGCCTTCCACTATCATTTCAGTAGTTTCGCTATTCTCACGAACTGTTGCTCTGTGGTCTGCTGGCACGCTTACAAAACTTACCTCAAATGGTTGCCAGCTTGTTGCAACGTATCTTTTTACATCGTCAACTGTTCCGGAGTACATTGAACGCATCACGTTATATCCAACAGAAATATTTGTGATTATTCCGTCTTTAATATCTTCCCAGTAATCTTGAACGGCTGCTCTTTTTGAAAATCTGATTCGGCAATAAGCTTTTCCATCTTCAATTCGTACTGAATCCTCAACAACTTTGCCTAAAATGGCATCAAGCCCACCTTGTGAATTATGCGAGTTTAGTAATGGTGCGCCAGAGTTAAGTCTGGTTTCATCCATTGCGCCTTCTTCTAAAGACAAAGATTCTAAAATTCTCCCTTCGCCAAATTTATACATTGGCACATCTGCATCACTTGCAAAGCAAACTTCACATTCACGTTTTTCTTCATCAATAGATGCTGCATAAACTGCTGCTCTTTTATAAAATGGTTGTACTTTTATTTTATTGTTCTCCATTGTTTTCCCCTTCTGGATTGTTATTCATGTTTGACTTGTTTAAATTATTTATTTTTGCGTTTATCCATTCCTCAATTTGGTCTGCTGGAATGTTAGCTGCATTTATAAACCTTTTATCTCCACCCTCATATCCATCTAAATCTTCTAAGTGCCTTGCTTCATTCGGACTCATTATGCCGTTATTGATTGCAGATGTAAAAATTTCCATTCTTTCCTTTGCGCTTGCCCTTAGTAATGAATTAAAATTGTGCTTGTAATACTGGTAAGCTTTTTCCTTTTCGGTTAATAACTTTCTGTCGTATTCTTGCTCATATTGAGTTGCTCTTGGCAATAAAGTCTGCTTGTGCAAGTTTATAGCATCTTGCTCTACTGTTGCTTTGCTTGAACTTGACTCTCTAACTACTAAACTTGGAGGAACGTTGAACATCAATGCGATGTCGTGTTCGCTGGCATTAATACTATCCAAATAACCAGCTTCATCAGGTGTAAGACTCATTGATTGAACATCTACGCCATTTGGAACAGTTACTGTTGTTTTTTCGTTATTTAATACTTTCTCAATGCTTTCTTGAACAGCTTTTGCTTGGTCAGCATTCCAACCTTCGCCACCTTTTAAAAAGTATTTCTTTGCTCCAGTTTTAAAGGTATTATCTAAGGCATTGTAAGCCCTCATGTTTAATTGCAACGCTTTTGCATGGGCTTTGATTGGGTTAATCCCGTTAAAGTAATTATCCACGCACAAGCCTTTAAAATGAAGTATGTCTAAGTAATGAACTACCCTTGGCAAGCCATTTAAGACATCATCTGCGTTTAAGGTGTAGTAAAGTTCGCCATTTGTTATTTTTTGCTCATAACTTGCCGTAATTGGAAGCAATTTGTTTGGTGTTCCGTTGGCATCCCTAAAAATATATGCTAAAGCATTACCTTGATATGCTGCCATGACTGCCATATACTTGCGAAACTCATAACCAGTTTGAAATGGGTTTGGATCATTTATAACGGAATCAGGAATTTGTTGCCTTTTATCGCCAATCTTTTCGTATTTCTTTAATGACATTTGTGCGATGCCATCTCCAATGATTGTAAGGCATTTATTTACTGCCGTAATCCGTAAAGCAGTTGTATTGTTTACGCTTGCCTCCCCACTATCAATTCCCAAAGTATCCATAAGCCATTTGGCTGGATCACGCAAATCCGTATTAATTACATTTCTTACTTGGCTCTCTGGCTGAGTAGGAAATATTCTTTGCTTGTATTTCTGTATTAAGTTGATAATGCAAAATTATTACACTTGCAAATAAAATAAGTGCAACAATGTTACCTTTTAAATTTAAGAACCTTTGTAAGTCAATAAAAACGCTAAAATATTAAAGTAATTTTTTAATCTACGCAACTAAGCATAGCCTTAGCCTTTATTTCCCAATAGCATTTTTAAGAATAAAAACTATTTGTTTGTTTACGCTTCTGTCATTTTCAGATGCTAACCGGACTATTTTATTAAATAACTCGGTTGGTATTTCAATTAATTTCTTTTTCATATTAGTAAACTTTAGATATGTTCAATCCCAATTCTAACATATTGTCTATTCTAAATAATGAAATAGAATCAAACTCATTTTCAGCGTTTAATTCTTGAAATCCATATTTTTTGTTAGTTGTTACACTTATATAAGTGTAAACACTTGAATCATTACCTATTTTAAATTTGTTGCCTTTTTTAAAATTTAAACCTTGTATCTTCATTTTTTTCTTATAGTGTTTTACTATTACAAATATAACAATATATATTGTAAATACAATATATATATATAAATTTTACAAATATTTTTTTTGCTTTAGGCTTCGCCTTATTGTTTGCCTAAAACTTTGGTAACTGGAGTATTTACGTTCAAAATATTGAATTTGATATATTTCTTCAAGTGCCTCATAACATTGCTCATAAGTTTTGTAGTGCTTGCTTGCTTTGTAGAATACTTCGGCAAAACCTGACTTAGATGCCATTAGCCTCAAATCCCTTTCATTTAATATTAGTACACTTGCATAAATCATTAGTTAAATTCTATCGGTGCAAACCATTGGTTTGGCTTATCATTTGCCTCGTGATGCAATTGCGCACCTTTTGCCATTACCTCTGCCACAACGCCATCAATTTTATTTTTTGACTTTTCCTTGTTTGGCTTTTGGTTTCCGTTATGATCTATTTTCAAAATAGTATTGCTAAACATCCATCTTTGAATAGGATTATTGTTGTGCTGGTTTAAGTGATTTAAAATGTCTACTTCCAATGCCTTGCATGGTGCAGTTAAATGGCCGATGCTTTGGTGCATAGGAATCAAAATGCCTTCGCCTAATTCGTCAAGCAAACTACTTGCCAAGTCAGATGCATTGTACCTATCATAAGCCAAAATTCGCAAATCATAAATCTCGGCAAACTTTAGAATGTCTGCTTTAATTATTGCGTAATCTGTAACATTGCCCTCTGTAATAGTTAAAAAGCCATCTTGCTGCCATTGTGAATACATCATTTGTTCGCTACCATTTCTGTTCTCCAATGCAATCTCTGGTAAATAGTATTTATAGATATTTTTAAAAGTGCCATCGTCTAAAGGAAACTTTAAAACCAATGCAGTAAAATCTCTAACCGATGCTAAATCCAAACCACCATAACAAGGCAAGCCAACCAAGTCATCTACATTGTAAGCTTCTTGCTCTTTCATATATTCTTGGTCACTTATCCAAACGGCCTCAGTATTGCACGCAATATTTAGATGCTTAGTTTTAAACTGAACGCCTTTCTGTGCATTGTTTTTTGCCAAGTCTATTTTATCACTTAAACTACTTGGATAAACCGAAACCTTCCAATTTGGATTCGCTTTTATCCAGCTTGTTTCTTCTGTCCAATCATCCCCTTCATCAATAGTATATATCATCGCAAAAACCGAATCATCTTTGACGTTGCCACTTAATACATCTTCTAAGTATTTACGCCTTTTGCTGAATGGACTGGCCAAACCACCGAATCCCTCTGTCGTTATCTTAAAAAGTATCGGCTGCATTCTTGCTCCCATTCCAGTTTCAAGTACATCAACTAAATCATCATTTTTATGAGCATGGTATTCATCAATTATTGCAAAGCTTGGGTTCATACCATCTTGACTTTCTGGCCTCCACTCTAACGGCCTAAAAAAGCCATCAGCATAAACAATCCTATTATTGTTGACTGAGGAAAAAACATTGCTTTCCTTGTTTAGTATTTCATGACTTCTTACTTGCGCTGCTGCTGCATTAAATACATATTTTGCTTGATCCAGTTTTGTCGCTGCTGAATAAATTTGTGGCGCACCTTCTCCATCTGCATAAAGCATAAAATTACCAATTGCCCCAGCTAAAGTGGACTTTGCATTTTTGCGAGGAACTGCAATATCAACGTACTTAAACCTTCTTCTTCCATTTGGCCTTAACCAACCGAACATATTTGCAATAATAAATATTTGCCACGATTCAAGTTTAAACTTTTGCCCAGCCCATTCGCCTTCTGTAAAACTTAGGTTTGAGATAAAATTTAACGGCTTTAACGCTGCCTCCTCACTAAAACTTATATCATCCCTTTGCAAGTCATCCAAGTGCCTTTGTACTGCTTGCTTAATATAGATGCACGATGGTATTTTGTCGCTAAGGACATCCTCGCAGTATTGGTTTAGTATTTCGGTTAGTTTACTCAAATTCCGAATCCTTCATTCAACATTCCTTTTAAGGTTTTCTTTTCTTTTGGTGCTGCTGCAACTTTTGTTCTTGCTGCTGGTGTCATTCCAAATTCAATGCAAATCTTCATCACGCTTTTTAAGGCATCATTAGCAATTTTTAAATATGGGTTTGTCAAGGGCGAGCCATTTTTGCCTTTTGAAACCAAGCCCATTGAATTTATTTTCTTTATAGCATCAATATAAATAGAATAATCAATTGCCAATGCCGTAACTGCAACATCATCCATTGTAGTCATTAAACCTTGCTTGCTAAATTTATCTACAAAGAATTGAAACATCTTTTTTTGATCGCCTTGCAAAAAGTCAGGTGCTTCAATATTTGAAATTAAAACTGGAGCAAGTTCATTCTCCAAAGTTCTGGACTTTTGTAAAGTGCCTTGTTGTTTTTTTGTTGCAGTTGGTTTTCTTGACCTACCCATTTATACCCTCGTATATTTTGCCGTTGATTTTTACCTTTAAAGAATCATCAAGTTTTAACATTCTGTCTATTATAACTTGGCAATACTTTGGGTCAAGTTCCATTCCATAGCATTTACGTTTGAGCTGATGGGCTGCTACCATTGTTGAGCCAGAACCGAGAAAAACATCCATTACTAAACCATTATCAGGACAACTGCTTTTTATAACTCTTTCACCTAATGGTATTGG